ACATTATTACCATCTGACGCTTTAAATGTTTGAGTGATTCCAGTTTTTCTCGATGAATCATATGAAACATTATTCATTTCAAAAGACATTCGAGGAAGAGTAATTCCAACTGGTTTATTCAAATCTGCTTGTTGTTCGAGTCTTGCTAAGAATTTTTGTGAAGGTCCGTATGCCAAAGGAACTTTTAATTCACTATAAGTATTACCTGATTTATCATCATGTCGAATACTAATAGCATTAAACAAGGTGCCAAAAGAAACAATTGTCTTTCGAATTATTTCATGATAGTAATAAGTTCCTAACATTAGAATGTACCAAATGGATTATTTTCTGAAAAATCGATGATATCATCTGCTTCTGTTTCGATTTCATCACTTTTATCATATTTATCAGCAAATTCTGCTGATTCTACAAAATCAACCGTATATTGTGCAGATGATGCAGATCCAACTATGGTATCACCAGCAACAAAAGTACCGTTTGTTGTTCCTAATTTTAATGTATTCGTTGTCACATTCCAAGATTTAACTCTTGCTGTTGCATTAGAAACTGAACCTGTAACAATCTCATTAAATTGATATGTTCCAATACCTGTTATTACTGGTGGAGGAGAAACCGTGGCAATTCCAGTGCCACTTGTATATCCAATACCTGCATCTGATATGAGAACTTGTGTAACGACATTACTTGTGGTATCAATTAAAACTCTACCTGTAGCAGTTCCTACTCCAGATATAGGACTGTTAAAGAATAATGTTGGTGCAGTAGGATATCCACTACCACTTGATGTAATATTTACATTTCCAATACCAGCACTATCTGTGACCAATAATGCTGTTGCAGCTGCACCAACACCATACGTTGTTGATCCAGAACCTAATATTGTAGAGGCAGCACTTACAATTGTTACAGTTGGTGTAACAGTATATCCAGCTCCTGCATTCGTTAATAATATTTCTTTGACAGAATTTACACCATTGATAGATGTTGTGATTGCTACTGCAGTGGCAGTAGTTCCTGCTCCTGGTGGTGAACTGATCGTAACTGTTGGTACTTTATCATAATCATATCCATCCTCATTAAGAAATATTTTACGAATATATCCAGTTGCAGTGGTTACACCTAATGTTGCTGTTGAACCAATTGATATAAGTTTTAGAGATGTAATATAACCTTGATCAACAAGAGCATCATCAATTTCCTCAGTTGTTGTGCTAAGTTGATCCCATCCACCCACTTCGTCTTCAAGTTCAAAGAGTTCACATCTAAGTTCATAAACGTAATTTTTACCTAACTGATAAAAAGGTTTTTCGTGTTCAACAAATTTAATTTCAAAAAGTCTTCCACCTAATGGAAAGAATATTAAGTCTCCTTCATTCGGTCTACTTGTAACTTCTATCTCATCTTCAGGTAAAGACTCTAAAAATGGGGAAATAAAATCTTCGAATCTTTCTTTGGATATTGTAACTATAAGTTCATCTTTTAAACTCATACCAAATTTAGTCATAATATCACCAGCTCCACCATACCCATCAAATGTGTTTACGTATGCTTCAATTGAAAAATTATCACCAAATCTAGAAGATTGAACCTCTGTAAATATATTATCCTTTTTAACTATTCTTCGAGGTAAATATTTTACCTCAACACCATAAATTTTTAACTGCTCATTGATTAAATCTTGAACGAGTCTTTGTTCACTTTGTGATCCTTGTAAGAAAAAGGGATTTAATGCCATTATAATTAACCTATAAAATCAAGAGGTGGTAATTCATACTCGGAAATAAGTCTTTCTCTAATACTTTCTAATTCTCTCTCTGCATCGTCGTATATCTGTCTTCCATTCAGTTCTAAACCACCTGGTAATTTAACACCTTGGAATTTAATTAAATTTTGACCCCACTGTCTTTTTATTAATGATGTGAGATATAATTTTAAGAAACTATCATTATAGACACCAGTAAAGTTATCAGGATCTAAAATTCGATCACATTGAATCACTAAAAATGTTCCTGCATCTTGTGCAGCCCAATCAATATCTAAATACAATCTATTTTGTCTTTTATTAAATCTTATTTGTTTATCTGTTGTAAGTAAATGGTCAATATCCTCAAGATATCTTTTTGTCATAGAGTATTGTAAAAGATTAACAGAATTGAAATAATACAGATCATTCAAAAATAACTGATACTTAATACTAAACATTCCACCAGATATTGAACTAGTATCAAATTTAAATATTCTATCAATTCCAACAACTGAATCTGGTACCTGTATAAAGTTTGATGTTTCGTAAAAATTAGAAGTAACAGTTCCTAAACCACTTACACTTGTTGAATTTCCAGTGGTTGTGACGATTCCAACTCCAGACGTTCCCGATGCCTTTCCACGATCTATATCTTCTTGAGTTAATTCATACTTAAGATACATTCTCTCAATGCCATCAAAATGCCTTTCTCCAAACAATTGAAGAGCATCATCAATTAGATCATCTGCTTGATCATCATCCACGTTGACCTCTAAAACTGGTGCACCTAATTTGCGAAAACAATAATCAATTAATTCTTGTCTAGTACTTGGTTTAGCCATTAAAATACACCTCCATCTATAAGTGCTGCGGTTAATGTTCCATCAACAAATACATTTTGCGTAAATGTTGCAATTCCACTGAAAGTAGAAACACCTGAAGTTACAACAAGTCCTCCAGTGCTGATTCTTACACCTGCTCTTGCAGTAACAATACCAACTGAGTCTACGTTTGTTACATCCTCATATGATAATGTTCCTCCAATAGAAACTGTTTCAGCAGTGATATCCTGAACAGTTATACTTGGTATACCACTTAATCCTCCAGCAGTTCCAGTTGTGTTTTGATCACCAGTTGTATTTACACCAGGTAAATCTATGTTTGCAGTGCCATCAAAACTTACACCACCTATAGTTCTTGCGTTTGCTAGTGACGTTGCAGTTCCAGCATTTCCTGAAACATTTCCAGTTACATCACCAGTTAAAGAACCCTTAAATGTAGTAGCACTTAATATTCCAGTGGATGGATTATATGTAAATCCACTATCAATCTCTAACTCCTGAGCTACCTGATTACCATCACCATCCACGAAGACAGGGAATACTGTTTCATCAGTAGTGCTATTATTCTTCATGAATGAGAATATTGACAAAGTAGCAGTTGTTGCATTACCACTAAATGTTTTGGCACTTATAATTCCTGTATTACCATAAACAGTTACACCAGTTCCAACCTGCAAATCTCCTTGAGGACTAATTGTTCCAATACCAACTGAACCATCTTCTGTGATACGAAGTTTTTCACTGAAAGAATTTTCACCATCTCTTGATTGAAATACAAGAGTAGATTTATAGTTATTAGAACTATTAAGAACAGAAATATCAAAAATTGCTGCAGCAGCATTAACATTATGTGCTTGTAATCTTAATCCTCCAAATGAATTGTTTAAAGTAGCATCATTTCTTGCACTTACTATCGGTGTAATAGCTGTTGTTGGTGAATATTGAACACTAATGGTTTTCTTCAAACCCAAATCACCATTAATATCGGTATTGCCGAGTGTGGTAATACCAGATATTGATAAACCAGTACCGACAATTTTACTTACATCAATATCTGGAGAACCAGTTAAACCTCTTGCAGAAGTTGCAATTCCACTTAAATCTCCTGAAAATGTAGTAGCAGTAACAATACCATTGAAAAACGCATCACCTTCATTTCTAAAGATGATAGTATTTCCAACAGGATTTCTAATAAAAACATCATCATTAAATTTTGAACTCTGAAATGTTGTAAAACCTGTAAAAGATGCTTGTCCATTGGATTCAAGTAAGATGCTAGATCCGATTGAAACATTTCCATTAAAAGTTGATATACCAGTCGCATCAATATTTCCATTAAAAGTTGATATACCAGTAACATCCAATGCTGTTACTGAGGCAATACCACCTATGACGTTTTGAGAAGTAAATGCCTCAACAGAACCACCACCCGCACTGGATAGTATTTTTACTGCATCTGCTTGTCCAACTCTTACTTTTATTGGCATTATCGAGTTACTCCCTCCCTCAAGAGAACTGAACCTTCAATTACTCTTGTTTTAACATTTCCTGCATCCGTTATTACAATATCATACACATATCGACCTGGTTTTGGTGTAGATGAGGATGCAGCTGACAAAGATATTAGTATCTTTCCCTGTTCTGCATCACTTACAGCAGTTGTAAAATCATGTTTCGAAGAACTTCCAGCATGTTTCCTAAATTGAGCTGAGACTGTAAAATTAGTTAAATCTAATGGTCCAGAATCATCACTCTCTACCAAATCAAATGTTTGACTGAAATCTGATCCTGCATTGATAATTAAATTCGAAACATATACGGCTGCCATCTACTTAAAATAATATTTTCTAATTATATTTATGTCTTATTATTGCCATCAACTATTATTTTCAATAATGCCTTTATTTCATCAATGTCTTTTCTCATATCAGAAATCTCACGTCTTTGATTTTTTCTTAGTTCAACAGATTTAACATACTGATCATATCCAACATCATCACAATTTATAATTGCACCTGTTCTTTCATCTCTGAATAGATGTGAGTATCCTTCGACTTTAATCATTACTTAACAGCAATTGCCCTCAATTCTTTAATTCTAGGTGGTTGAGCTTGATTCGTTCCCGACATTACAATTTTAATTGAAAATCCTGTAAATTCTGGTAAATTATCTGCAGTAAATTGATATTCTTTAAATTCGTTATTCACACTTGGTGTAACTATTACATCAGATCTACCGTCATTTTTAGATTCATCAGTCACAATAAAACCATCATTATCTGTTTTAGTACTATTCTTAAAACCAGGAAATAATTCAAATGATTGTTCGATTTCACTTGAATCTGATCTAATTAATTTGTAAAGAACTCTAAAGTCTGATGACTCTGGTCTAAACGCACTCAATAAAACTTTTATTGAAGTTGCTGGTTTTTTCAATGTAACTGTGTTTGAAACATAAATTGCATAGTGAGGATCGTTAGTTAATGAATTAACACGTCCATCCATATTATAAGCATCTAAACTAATCGGTCTACTTAATCTATGACTAATAAATTCAGTTTCAGAACCACTAGTTAATCTTATCATAGGAGATATATTCTCATCATTTGAAGATAGATTAAGAATAGTGGTGAATGATTTGTTTGATGGCAAACTACTTAAATATTGATTTTCGTTTATCTTAGATGCAACTAACTTAACTTTATCAAATGAGTTAATATTATTAATTTGAACATTTTCAAATCCTTCATCCACAAATGATGTTTCATTTCCACTTACACTTGTACCAGAAACACTTCTAATTGATGCTTCTATGCCTGTCACAGATCCATTGACACCAGTAGGAGTCAATACATCATATCGTGGAACTATGGCACTATAGAGTATATTCTGAGTTGCTTTTACTTGCGATCCACCTAAAAATGCATCATTGGTAAATGATAATTGAGGAGCAGTTGCAGTATCAACAGATCTATCCTTTCCGTTTGTTGATCTATCAAATGTTACATGATAATCATCAAGATTTATTGGAGTTGTTACTGAAAGACCTGTTCCATCGGTTGTTTCTAATCTTCTTATAGATACACCAGAAATCTCATGCTTTTTAATTATAGAATTTGGTGTGTGATCTATTACAATTGTCCCATCAACACCTCTTTGTCCATTTCCAATATTTAATACACCTGTTCCGACAGATTCATATCCTATAATTTCACTTCCTACTTTGACGTATCCAGTATTTGCAGCACCTACTGCTATTCCCTCAAAATTTGCAAATTGAGATGTTGATGCAACACTGATAATTGATGTTTCGGTTTTACTCAATTGTGCGTTTATCACAGTTGGTTCTACATCAGACTCGATATCACTTAATTTTACTTTATTTGATGTGGAGTACATTCCATGATTAAATTGATCAACAAACATTACATTACCTGCATGTAATCCACCATCAAATGCAACAGTATCAGGACGAATTTCACCTGTAGCAGCCATTCCTACAACAGTTCCATCATCATCAAAATACTTAATTTGAGTGCCATTTTGGAATCCATTTGAAGTATTATCCGCTTGAATATTATTCAAGAATAATGTATCAATACCATTAATACTTGCGATTGTTATTTCTGCACCACTTCCTTGATTTCCAGCACTACTTGTGACAATACCAACAACGTCTCCAACCTGATACCCGTTTCCTCCTTCTATTATATTTTGTACACTACCCACTGAACCACTAGATGTATCTAAATTTAATTTAAGTCCAGAACCCCTACCAGTGATGGTAAATGTATCCACACTGTTAGTATCAGCAGCATCTGTCGAGTAATTAGTTCCACCTGTAGTAATACTAACTGTTAGTGTAGAACTTCCAACACCCGTAATCACTGCGGTGCTTGTGTTTTGACCTCCACAAATTTTTCGACCTGCTGTAAGTTTATTACCAATGGTTGTATCTAGGTTTGTAGTTATACCAATTGATCCTGTTTTTGAAAGAGTGAAAAGAGGATTGTTTATTAATCCAGTTCCATAACCATTGCTTTCATCCAAATCGGGATTATTAAAGGATACTGAACCTGATTGTGATGTGAACTTAGCTTTATATAACTTGAAGGTTATGTCTTGATGTTGATCTTCTGTCCAGAGAGCACCATTTTGCGACTTAAATATAGAACCTGCACCATACTGTGTTGTGTAAAATATTGATGATCCAGGATCTGCTCCTGTAATTGTAGATGGATTTACAGCAACACTACCATGTCTTCCTGTCCAGACATTATAAGCAACACTTCGTGGTGCAACCAATACAAAGGCATACGAATTACCTGGTTCCAAATAAATTGGATCGGGGAAAGTGAATTTAGTTGGTTTACTTGCCTGATCTGGATCAGACTCAATCAAGGTAACCTCATTCCCATTACTATCAATTCCCTTTGGTTTAAGAGTCTTACTTCTTCCAATAATTGTGGTTGATGGTCTCGCATCTGCGATAGTTGATCTTATTTCACATCTTATTGGAGCATTAGCCACAGTATCAACTGTCGCAAAGTAAACTTCAACAGCTGTTACAAAGACTCCATTTAAATCTTTATTTGCATCTCTCGCACTCGGTGCTAATACATTACCACCTACTGTAAATGTTTGTGCAAGAGGATCATCATGTTCAGCTCGTCTTCTTCTTCCAACAATTTGAAAATTAGTAATATTAGTTGTTGTTGTAATTGTATTCTGCCATTCTTCAACAGTTCCAACAGCAGTATATTCTGTCTCTGCTGTTACAAGTCCAAATTTTTGTGTTGGTTCTACATTTTCATTTGTAGGACTTGTTGTCACTTTAAATTCTTTTGTACCACTCTGTATTTTAACTGGTGGTGCTGGTTGGTTATGTGGATCACGAATAAAACAGGAACCAAGCACATCACCATAAGCATCAGTAATTAATCTTAAATCTTTGACATATGAAGTGGCACCACTTTCCTGCCCAACTAATTGTGAATTTTTTTGAACATACCCAAAATATTTACCCTGTGCTTCCTCAGCCAATGCTTTTGTATCAACATTCAAAACTGTTGATGATTGACTATAATTAGAAGATATTTC